GTGGGGATTTGCTACCAAGATTGCAATTATCTTTCCCGGTCTACTTCTTGGCAAACAATTCTGGTGGCTCTACATCTTTGCCATTATCTCAAGTGTTGCCCTTATTTGGACTTCAACCCGTAAAACACTTCCAACAATCATTTTGTTTAACTGCGCTTGGGTTGTACTTGCATCACTTTCAATCCTTAAACACTTCTGGTGGTTCTAAGTGCGTTTTCACGTAGTTAGCCTTCCCCACACAAATACAACAGAAGAGTTCACGGCCTGTGCTTACACAGAGAAAGTCCGTAAGTTCTGCATCATGATGAAGAACCTTGGGCACACTGTGTACTTGTATGCAGGCTCATCCAATGAAGCGCCATGTGACGAATGGATTACGTGCATTACTGAAGAACAGCGCCTAGAGGCAGTTGGTAATAACCATTACTCAGCGGCTTCTTTTGACTGGAATCTTCCTCACTGGCAGACATTTAATGGTAATGCGATTAGGGAGATTGGCAAACGCCTTGAACAGCAAGACTTTATTTGCCTAATTACAGGTTATGCTTCCAAGCCCATTGCAGACGCATTCCCTCAAGCACTCAGCGTAGAGTTTGGTATTGGGTATGGTGGTTCATTTGCAGACTACAAAGTGTTTGAGTCTTACGCATGGATGCACTCCTGCTATGGATCTAAGGTAACTGACCCTCATGCCCTTGACGGCAAGTTCTTTGACACGGTAATCCCAAGTTACATTGACATTAAAGACTTCCCATTACAAGAGACACCAGATGATTACTATTTGTACATCGGTCGTCTTATTGATCGTAAGGGCTACCAGATTGCCGTAGACGTGTGTAAATTGCTCGGTAAGCGCCTAATCATCGCTGGGCAGGGCATTCCCCCAGAATACGGTGAATACGTCGGTGTAGTCGGTACAGAGGAGCGGGCCAAGTTAATGGGTGGCGCTATTGCCACCTTTACCCCCACTCTGTATGTTGAGCCTTTTGGCACTGTTGCTATTGAGGCTATGGCATGTGGCTCCCCAGTTATATCTACCGACTGGGGTGCATTCACGGAAACAGTTATTGATGGCGTGACGGGCTTTAGATGCCATACCTTACAAGAGTTTGTGGATGCCGCTGAAAACGTCAAAACCCTTGACCGTAAAGCCATTAGTGAGTACGCCAAGGAGCGATACGGTTTAGATACTGTTGCCCTAATGTATGACAAATACTTTAATCGGTTGTTGTCTTTGTGGGGCGCTGGCTGGTACGAACTGCGCTAAACTGGGTGCATGGAATATCCTTACATCAAACTGGTCATGCCCCCCTCACTTGCAAAAGTGCCTAACGGTAAAATGGATGCCGCTTTACTTGCAAAAGTAAAGTGTGGTGGTCAAATGTGGATTACCGCCGCTAAGTCCTTCAATGCTTTGTACGACGCTGCTTTAGCCGCTGGTATTGAACTTAAGAACATTGGTGACTACCGCCCACTTGAGCCAGCATTAAAGTTGTTTCTTGAGCGTTACTCCAAAGAAGATAAAGGTCGCAAGCCACAGGTAACCCGTACCTACGAAGGTGCAACTTGGTACCTCAAGCCCGGTATGGCCCCCTGCTCAACTCCCGGTAAGTCAAACCACGGATGGGGCCTTGCTATTGACCTTGGTGTAGAAATTAAGGGCAAGATTGAAAGCCTTTCGGCGCACCCTAAGATGCTTAAGTGGATGTGCACCAATGGTCCTAAGTATGGTTTCTACCTTCAAGGTTCTGACCCTAAATCAGCAGAGTTTGAAGCATGGCACTGGCAGTACTGCATCGCAGATAAAGTGCCTCCCGCATTGAAGCCTGCGTAATACTTGCTAATATAACTAAATGGCAAGTCGTAAACGGGGCATAAACCCTAGCAAAATACAAGACTTCAGAGGCACTTCTACCTACACGGGTACTGGTCGTATTGAGCAGGAACGTGAACGTATACGTGAAGGGCGAGAAGCAGCCTTTCCCACCACTTCTTTAAGTGAGATTCCATGGGTACCCGGAAACAACCACCCACCCGATGAAAGTAGCCGTGTAAAAGCCTTTAAATATATCCCAACCAACCCCGGTGACGGTAAGTTTCTTGGTGACTACTACGGTACGATCTTTGTTAGATTTATTAAAAAGGGAACCCCATGGAAGTACACTGCTGTTCCACAGACTGTGTACGAGCAATTCTTTTCAAGTCCTTCTAAAGGTTCTTTTATAAACGCAGCATTAAACCAATACCCTTATTCAGAAGCCACAGCAGACGAAATAGGGGCTTACTTTCAGGATATGTAAATGATCATCGTAGGTATATTAGTTGTTGTAGTACTTGTCGCATCTTGGTTTCTGTTTAAAGATTCTATGAACCTTGTGCAATCCGTGGGCAGTCTGTATTGGATTACCCGTAACTACGTTCGTAAAGGCACACCCATAGTGTCTCTTGGGTTTATGCATGAACTTGATAAACCGTGGCGAACTGGCAAAGGTGTTCAATTCCGCTTTAGAAAACATAGTTTTCAAATAGGGTTTTGTAAAAAAACAACCCCTAAAAATGAAGAAGAAGGCATCTTAAATGCTGTCGGTGGGCGTATGCTAGACACAACTGCTCACGAGATTGGCAACTGGTAATGGCGATATTTAAAAAGAAATCAGATGATTCAATCCCTTCTCCTTCTCGCATACAGAAGATGTCAAATGCTGATCTACTGGATTGGCTAAACAACAGCATCATGTTTCTTGGTGGCGCTTACGACCAGTGGCGTTTCCATGATGCTCCTTTAGAACTTGTTAGTGAGCAAGTTGACATTGTGAATACTCTCTGGCTAGAGTACGTGTCACGCCAAAACAAAAAGGACTAAAGTGAGCAAAACAGTAGTAAACATGTTGAATGAAATGGCAGATATTGTTTACGGGTACCCCAAACAAGTTGCAGAACTTGACGCACATGGTAAAGTTGTCATCAGTAGTAATGACATTTTCTGTGTTTTAGAAGAGGCTTTAGAGTTCCTAAAAGATCACCATATGTCCACCGTACCTAGTGAAAATCAACTAACATTGTTCTAACTCTTGGGTTCATCACGTTCCCCCTTTCCGTGTGACCTCCTCCCCAAGAGTTTGTAAATGCCCTCGGTTTAACACCGGGGGCATTTACTTTTGTATGATAGAGATGTGCTTACAGATGAAGAACTAGAAGAAAACCTAATCCCCGAAGACGAATTCACAGAACTTGACGATACGTCGGCAGAGTTTTTAGATGAGTTAGTAAAACGGGGAGTCATATTCACCGAAGCCTTTACTGACACTAAATTCTTCCCTTACCAGTTACCTATTGCGTACCGTTTAATTGAATCAGTGATTCTTGGTGACGGCGATGAAATGACAGTGATTGCTACACGCCAGTCAGGTAAATCGGAAGTACTGTCTAACGTGCTTTCTGCCATGATGGTGCTCCTTCCCAAACTTGCCAAGGTCTATCCAACGTGGCTTGGTAAATTTGAAAAAGGATTCTGGGTTGGTGTTTTTGCTCCCGTAGAAGATCAAGCAGACACTGTGTTTGGACGTATCGTAAGCAAGTTAACTAGCGACCATGCAATGGACTTTTTGCTTGACCCTGAGATTGACGACAAGGCGATGTCTGGTGGGTCACGAGGAAAAGGTCGCATCATTACCTTGAAGAACTCTGGGTCACTTTGCCGTATGCAGACTTGTAACCCCAAAGCAAAGATTGAATCTAAGACTTATCATTTTGTCCTTATTGACGAGGCTCAAGAAGCCGACGAGTTCATGATCACTAAGTCAATCAAACCGATGTTGGCGTTTAACAACGGTTCTATCTGCCTCACAGGTACGGCTAACCGCCAGAAGTCCTACTTCTATAAAATGATCCAGTACAACAAAAGGCGTGAAGTAAACGGTGGACGCAAAGTACGCCAATGCCATTTTGAGTACGACTGGAGGGTTGCGGCTAAATACAACCCTAACTATGCCAAGTTTATTTCTAAAGAAAAACTACGCA